GACATTACAGACGCATTTAGAGGAACAAAGCGAGCAATCATAAACTTTATGAATATGACCGATGCCTCAACAAGACCTCCGCTTCCAGATACACCAAATAATGATTTCCAAAATACTTTGGCCAACAATGGTGAACAGGGTCTGGACTCTCTCGCAAGAGAAATTTTCTTAAAATTCCTAAGAGAAACGCCAATTCAAATTCTTAAGGGATTGGTGGAGCTAATTGATCCTCACGTCGCCATATCAAAGATTGTAAAAGATGCTACAGGGCAAGCTTTCACAGCGGTTTCGCAAGCCATACAGACAGGACTTGATACGTCTGCAGCACAATTAGGAGAAGACGAGCCGAATCCATTAGCTGGCATCACAGGGGAAGATATATTGGCGCTTCTATTCTGCATCTACAGCAAGGGCAATTCAGCGGTTTCTGAAGTAGCCTCACCTTTTGGAAACGCTACAGACGCTCCCGAAGGCCCGGGCGTTGATGATTCGCCTCTACTCGGACCTAGAATTACTTTGGATGGAGTTGACTTTAAGGGAACGATTGCTGGTATGTTCATGGCGCCCCCATCACCCTTGGGAATTTTGTATTTGTTAATTGAACTTCTGAAGGCAAAGCTGGACGAAGATTTATCTGAGACAGAAAATGTTGATGCAACTGAACCTCCCCCGCCAGAGGAGTGCTAAAATAAATCATTTAACTATTTAAAAGCGGAGGATAAATTTATGGCTTCGGGACTCGCTCCAAGATTACCGCTTGTATTTGATAATGTATTCGGTCCATATGGATTGATTACGGATTATAAAGAGCTGGTAACTCAAAATTTAAAAATGCTGATTTTGACAAGCCCGGGCGAAAGAATGATGGACACCCAGTTTGGGGTCGGATTGAAATCATATTTATTTCAACCTAACACTGGCGCGACATATTCGGAAATAGAAACAAACATTAGAAAGCAAGCTAAAAGATATTTGCCCTTTATCAATATAGACAGGATTGAGTTTACAGTACCAGAAGACAATCCAGACCTTTTTCCGAACAATTTGTCTGTTTCTGTATTGTTTACGATTGTTCCTCTACAAAGTAGTGCCATTCTAAATGTAGAAGTTAATAACAACATAAACTAATTAAAAGAGGTAGCAAGCTAAATGTCGAAAAAGAACGTCGCAATCAATTACACAAGTAGAGACTTTGAATCAATTCGCAATGATTTAGAGGATTTTGCAAAAAGATATTATCCTGACACATATAAGGATTTCAATAGAGCATCGTTTGGCTCGCTAATGCTGGATACTGTCTCTTACGTTGGAGACATCTTATCTTATTATCTAGACTATCAAATGAACGAAACGTTCTTAGATAGCGCGATTGAATATAACAACGTTGTAAAACTAGCTCGACAACTTGGCTACAAACTTCAGACAAGCCCCTCTTCTTACGGAAGGTTGACGTTTTACATTGAGGTGCCCGCCTCCGCTTTGGGTCTTGGGCCGGACGAAAGCTTAATCCCTGTTTTACAGGCTGGCTCTACCTTTAATTCAACAGGTGGAGGCTTCTACACTCTTCTAGGAGATGTAGACTTTAGCAAAGAGGGTAATCAGATTGTCGTAGGATCAGCTGATTCAGCAACTGGCATTCCGCTAACATACGTTATTCGTGCGACAGGAACTGCTGTTTCCGGCCGCGCCGCCACGGAAACTTTTTCAATCGGTGCTTTTGAGAGATTTAGAAAAGTCCCCCTAGGGGCATCCAATATCTCTAATGTTATCAGAGTAGTCGATTCTGAGGGAAATACTTATTTTGAAGTTGATCACTTATCACAAAATATTATATACAAAGCTATAAGAAATACAACTACAACTCGCTCTACAGTACCAAATATCTTAAAAGCTGTCCCGGTTGCCAGAAGATTTACGGTTGAAACGATAGATAACCAGACATTCTTACAGTTCGGTTATGGGTCTGACAGCAACGAACTAACTAACCCTGTTGTGGATCCCACCGAGGTAGTTTTGGATTTAAATGGAAGAACCTACACAACAGATACTGACTTCGACCCCACAAAACTAATAGATACAGATAAGTTTGGTATAGGCCCCTCTGATACTACTCTTACGGTTGAATATAGATTCAACACTACACAGGATGTTAATGCGGCTGTTGATACGATAACAGGCGTTTCTAGCGCGAATATTAGGTTCGCTAACCAAGGATCTTTACCTAGCTCAGATAGAAATTCTGTTATTAACTCTCTTGAAGTTACAAACGAAGAACAATTTGTTGGTAGTGTATCGTTGCCTTCATCAGAAGAGATTCGTCAACGAGCGTTTAGTTATTTTGCAACACAAAACCGTGCAGTTACGGCTCAAGATTATCAAGCAATCTGCTATGGTATGCCAGCGAAGTTTGGAATGATTAAGCGTGTAGCAGTCGCCAAGGACCCCGATGAGTTTAAAAGAAATGTAAACATTTATGTAATGTCAGAAAATAGCTCTGGTAAATTAACTGTTGCTAATACGTCATTGAAGAATAACTTAAAAAACTGGCTTACGCAATATAAAATGATTTCTGATACCGTAGATATTTTAGATGCCGAAATTGTTAATTTTGAAATAGATTACGAAATTTTGATTGATATAAATGCGAACCGATTTAATGTGATTAATAACTGTAATGACAGGCTTACTTCAAAGTTCTCAGCTAAGCAAGATATCGGAGAGCCAATAAAGATAACTGAGATTTATCGGGAACTTTTGAAAGTAGACGGAGTGGTTGATGTTACGTCGGTTGACGTTGGGCTTAAATCCGGAGGTATTTACTCAGAATCTAATTATGATTTTGATTCTGCGCTTTCTGCCGATGGGCGCATGATTGAAGCTCAGCCTAATGTGGTATTTGAGCTAAAGTATCCAAATGTTGACATTAAGGGATCAATCAGATAATGGCTATTAATAGATATGTGGCTAGCGCCGACAATACAATCACTAACGCTTACGAGGCTAATCTAACTACGAGAGGCACAGGCTCCAATATGGGCTATGCCGATTCGCTTGAGGTTTTCTCCATCTATGGGCAAGAGTCGGGCTCTAATGGCCAATCACAAGAGCTTTCAAGAATTTTAATTCAGTTTCCAGTAAACCAGATTTCTACTGATAGAGCTGCTGGTACGATCCCGGCATCTGGCTCTGTATCTTTCTATCTTAAAATGTTCAATGCGGAGCATCCATTCACACTTCCGCAAGATTTCAACTTGGTTGTCGCTCCAGTATCTCGTTCGTGGTCAGAGGGTACCGGACTTGATATGGACAATTATCAAGATATAGGTGTTTCTAACTGGATAAAGTCTGATGCTAGCACATCTTGGACAAGCGTCGGAGGTGACTACTTATCTCAAGATAACTACAATGTTCGATTTGAACAGGGCTATGAAGATCTAGAATTAGATGTTTCCGAAGTTGTAGAGAATTGGATTAAGGGCCTCTCTGGAGGAGAGTATAACAACTACGGTTTTGGTATACGACTAACGGCTTCACAAGAAGCTTATTTCTCTTCGTCATTGGGAACCGATTCCGGCTCTGTAATTCAGAACACTGTAGGCGCAACCCAGTCATATTACACAAAGAAGTTCTTTGCTCGCTCAACAGAGTTCTTTTTTAAGCGTCCGGTGCTTGAGGCTCGATGGGATTCTCGCACAATGGATGACAGAGAAAACTTTTATTTCTCTTCTTCTGCGGCAACTGCGGCAGATAATCTAAACACGCTACAATTCTACAATTATGGAAGACGTGGTCTTAATAATGTTCCAGCTGTTGGAACAAGCGACATACTTGTTTCGTTTTACTCTAGTTCTAATGGTTCTCCAGCTGGCTCAAAACTATCCCTCCAGGCTGGCGGCAGCGTCGTCTCTACGGGCGATACAAACGCTACAGGCAGTTATGTGAGCGCTGGCATCTATTCTTGTGAAATAGCCCTTACAGCGGCTGCTACGCCCTTAGAAGAGATACATGATGTGTGGCACTCCGGAGGAGTTGAATACTTTACCGGTTCGTTCTTCCCTGAATTGATGCCGACTTATGATAGCGCGCCGACGTTTGATCGAATCACATCTTGCAAGAATCTTAAGAAGAAATATTCCACTCAGGATACGGCAAGGTTTAGGTTCTTTGTTCGCGACAGAAACTGGTCACCAACTCTTTACACAGTTGCAACTGCAAACAATCCAACTGATATTGTTGAGAGTGCTTCATTCAGCATTTATCGTGTTACGGATAACTTGGCAGCCATTCCATATGGCACTGGGTCAGACTTAAGCACCTACTTGTCATACGATAAAGAAGGAAACTTCTTTGATTTAGATATGTCTCTTCTAGAGCCAGACTACATGTATGAGATAAGATTGTCTTATTACAACGACAGTATTGGTGACTGGCAAGAGCAACCTCAAACGTTCAAATTTAGAGTTGAAGAATAATTAAAGTATGAGTTTCAAAACCTTATTTGATAAAGCTGTAAAAGTCAATTCTCTCTCAAACAAATCATCAAAAGATATTGGTGCTGAAGTTGAGTCGGTTGGCTACCATAAAGATGACATCATTCATGAAAAGCGTTACATCCCAAATGTAGACTTCTCAGATCCGTCTAGTTTCGCCCGTTATGGTTCTGCCGAAGAATATTACGTTCAGTCAATCGAAAGAGTTTATGAGACTTATCCTTATGATGGCTCGCTAAAAGAAAAGCTAAAGTGGGAAAATGAATCGACTTATATCGATCTTTATATTTTCAACAACCTCTACCCTAGAACAAACGGCTATGCAATTATTTCCGCAGATGGCTGGGGAACAGGCACTCCGGATTCGGATGGATATGGCTTACCTTCTTCATTAGAATACATCTATCTTGAAGGCGGACCTCACCCTAATCCTGATGGCATGGCGCCGTATTCAACGCAATTTACGGGGTCCAATTACTACGATACAGCCACCAATAGAGAAAGTAACCTTAAATACGATTTGCAGGGCAATGGTGTAACGGTCGAGTTCTGGCTAAAAAAGACTGAATTTCTTCCTAGTCTAACTGAAAAAGAAGTTATTTTCGATCTTTGGAACGGAGAAGCATCAGGGTCAAACTCGTATGGACGCCTAACAATTGAGCTATCAGCGTCATCAGACGGCACCACCCCCGTATTGGTCACAGCGCAATCGGGAACGTCAGGTATATTTCAGCAATCAGTCGGCGCCACCTCCTTTACGACCTCGTCTCTAGCAGATGGAGATTGGCATCATTATGCTATTTCGCTATTGTCGGCATCTGCAGGTATTGAGTCTAACTTCTATGTTGATGGAAAAGTAAATAATAGTGCTGTTTTGGGATCTAGCGGCATTAATGAAGTTACAGGAGCTCTTCGAGCCTATATTGGAGCTATCCAAACAGCACCTTCTGGGACTGCTGCGACAACTGGATCCGGTAAGTTATCGGGCTCTATTGACGAATTTAGGTACTGGAAAACTAGAAGAAGCGCCAAGGATGTTGGAAGATACTTTATCAGCCAAGTAGGTGGTGGCACCAACACAGATCCAAAGCCATATACCGATACTCAGGAAGATGTTAATACAAAGCTGGGTGTTTACTATAAGTTCAATGAAGGAATCACTGGCACCTCTTCGGTAGATAATATCGTTTTGGATTATGCCGGACGTATTACAAATGGCGCTTGGACTGGTTACACTTCCAATTCCAGAAACACAGGCTCAGCGATTGTGCTATCAAACGCTGCAACAAAGGAGTTTTTGGATCCAATTATTAGGTCAAACCATCCTGATGTAGTGGCTCTTAGGACAGGGTTGGCGAATTCCGGCTCGGCATATGATGTCAATAATAATGCTTCTATCTACAACTCAATTCCTGCCTGGATTACCGAGGAGGACTCAGAAGGGCAAAAACAAGCCAAGTATCTGACCCAAATTATTTCTAGTTATTTCGATACGTTACATATTCAAGCATCTGAATTGAATAACCTAAAGAATGT